TTCGGAAATATTATTAAAAGATTATGTAAAAAACCATTCTAAAATTGGTTTGATAACATCAATAAATAAAGAATTATTAAAGAAATATGGATATAAATTTTTTGAAACGTTAAGTAGTATATGTCCGTATGATTTATATGTTGGACATGAAGATAATTTATGCTTAGATGATATACATAAATATACAACAAAGAAAAATATAATAACAGTATCATTAGAAGATGACGAAGAATTAAATAATTTTATAAAAAGAAATAAAGAGAAAAACGAATGTGAAAAAAAGGAACATTTTTTGAAAGATGCGATAAGATTTAGTTATAAAGTATTTAGTATAGCTAATATAGTTAAAACACAAAAATGTTATGATTATTTTATATGGATAGATGCGGATGTAATTTTCAGAGAATCTAAATCTTTATTTATTTATGATAATATTAAAGAGTTTATTAAAGATGATACAATGATGTCTTATCTATCTAGAATGAACGGAAAACATAAACAATATTCCGAATGTGGTTTTCTTATTTTTAATATGAATCATGAATATACTCATAAATACATTGATGAAATGAAATATATGTATGTTAAAGATCTCATATATAAAGAAAAAGAATATCACGATTCTTGGATTTGGGATGTATTACGTAATAAATATGAAAAAGAATATAATGTAAAAAATTATCCTATACCTAATGATGGTTTATATTATTTATCTAAAGGAAATGTAATGTTACATTCAAAATTAAACAATTATATGTATCATCCAAAAGGTGAAAATATGAAAGAAAATGAAAATAAATTTAAAAGATTTGTAGAAAAAAAAGATATTCGTGTGTCAAAATTCAAAGAAAAACGTTCTAAGAAATAAATATTTTTAATACAGTGTATTAATGAGTAATTCTGTATTATTATGTGGTGGATCGTTATCTAATTGTATATTAGCAAATTTATATAAAAATTACACGAATTATGATGTAAAAATTATAGAACAAAGAAAATATATAGGTGGTAAATATTATGATAGAAATACCTTTCAAGAATGTTATATCAAAGATGAGTTTGTAAAAAGTTATGTAGAAAGTCTTTCAACTTGGTTAAGGATAAATGAAAACAATTGTAATATGTTTCCGATAAATGGATATTATAATGATTTTTTGAAGAATTTAGTAAATGAAACTAAAATTGAATATGAAAAAAATTGGTACGATGAATATACGAATTTTCATAATTATAAACAAGTATTTGTAAGTGGTAGTATAGATGTTGTTAAAAATAATATTAAAATAAAATATGATGAAATTTGTTATAAACATCATTATATACAAGGTTCTAATTTAATATATTACAATGAATATACATTTGATGATACTGATAACAAACCATATTATTATTATGTTAAAAACAATGTTGAAAATAGTGTCAACAGTAATTTAATAACTCGATTTAATAAACAGAATTCATATATACATGATAAAATTAAAAAGGAAATACATCAAAATAATACCAATGTTATTTTAACAGGAAATATAGCAAAATATGAAAAAAAAAGTTTTGAAGAAACGATATCATATATATTTAATATGTTTAAAAATTTAAATAATTTTTTAGATTTAAGCTTCAAATTAAAAATCAATTCATTGAACGAAAAGATTTTATATATAATAAGAGAAAGATATAACAATATTTTAAAAAGAGAACCTGATAAAGAAGGTATGAATGTTTATATTAATTTATTAACAAAACATAAATGTTCGAATTATATTATAGAAGAATTTGAGAAAGTATTATATAATAGTGAAGAATACAAAAATAAAAAAAACGCCCCAGATTTCCACCCTAAAGTAGATTATTCGTTTATTGAAAAGATTGTAATTAAAAAACATGAATATAAATTATTACCAAAAACTGATACATCATTTAAAACACACTATGTAAATATGGAAAGTAAAATGAATAATATAATACCATATTTTGGAAATTTTAAACATTACAAAACAAAATATGTAAGTTCAAAAGAACCACATACAACTATAAATTTTGAATTATTACATGAACCATATATAGTAGTAAGTAGATATAATGAAAATGTAGATTGGACTAATATCTACGATAAAAAGAATCTAAAGATTTATAACAAGGGAAAGAAAATAGAACAATCGTGTGAGCATATAGAGAATATAGGAAGAGAAGGTCATACATATTTAACATATATAATAGAAAATTATGAAAATTTAGAAGATTATATAGTTTTTACACAAGGCGACCCATTTGAACATTCACCGTCATTTATAAAATTAACAAAAAAATACTATAAATATTTTAATAAATATCAACCATTAACATGGAGATGGAAGGACTATGATAAAGAAATAGAATGGTTATCTAATGAAAATAGTATGGGTATTCCACCAATGGAATGTAGAAAGAAATTTGGATTTTTTAACATAGAAGATTGTACTATATATTGTGAATTATTAAATAGGAATTTTGAAGCGGTATATCCATATAAATGGGTTGATGGAGGATTTAATAAACAATTAATACCAAGATTAAAAGAAAGGAAGAATATAGATACATCTGTATTAGAATGGGTATATGAAAAAATAGGATTAAATAAAAGTTTAATGCCTGAATATATACCATTTAATTATTCTGCTGTATTTGGTGTATCAAAATATAACATTTTAAAATATAAAAAGGATATATACATATCTATGAGAAAGTTTTTATTAGAACATAGTGATAATGGGTATATTTGTGAAAGACTTTGGATGCATTTATTTTCCAATTAATATTTGTTTAGCCAATATATGATTATTTAAAGGTATACATAAAAGTTGAGGAAATCCAATTGTAATCCAATTATAATATACTTTAATATAATCTAAAGTATGTTCATGATTTAAATAATGATGTTTATTTTCAGAAAATGAAGCAATATAACACCATGCGTCAAATATATTTATTTTTCTTTTATAAGATAAAATTTCATTCATACCATATTCAAAATAATGTTTTTGAGCTACAGATATTATTTCATCAAATATACTATTAAAATCTTTAAAGTCTATATGTTTTATTTTATTTAATACAATTTCAGATACATCATCATAACAACATACATAATGTAAAAAGAATTCGTTAGTATAATTTGTAATAAAAAACTTTTGATGAGTATTTCTATGGGTCCAAGCGTCTGTTAATGATAATTCATATAATTCTTGATAATTTAATAATAAATAATTAAATGGGTCAAAATGAAATAAAGGAGCAAACATTCTTGGTATTTTTGAATCTAAATTACAATCATTATGTGCTAATACCTTTAATTTAAAATTGTTTTTAATGCATTCGTCATATACATTTCCACTCATTAAATTGATGATATCAGATTCATTATATAATTTACCTTTATATAAACATGAATTTCTTGTTTTTTTATGACCGTAGTTTCCGTCAAAATGTAAATTACTCGGTTGCCCTATTGGAAATAAATCCCATCCACATATATACACAGTATTAAATCCAAGATAATATATAAACGGTAAAGCTAAATCATACATTATACCTGGTCCTGATTTTTTCAGATTATGAAATTTTAATAATTCAGTATAATTATGTGATCTACTTATACTTGGCCCTTTTAATCTTATTCGCAAATCACAATTTACTTTAGGTTCTTTTTTCCCTACACTTGAATACACAACAAATGGTTTTTTAGTATAACGGTATTTAGTATAATCATATTTCTTTAATTTCATATTGTTTAATAAATGATAATCACATCTTCCTTGTGGTACAGCATCTATTGCTGATTTTATACAAAATACAATATAATTTGACGGTAAATTCCTTAAATATTCCTTAAATATATTTATAGAAGGTCCAGTTGCTAATAATAATGCTACGTTATCAGTATTTTTATATTTATTATATAAAGTATTCATAGATAAAGTATTCATAGTTTATAATAATATTAGTCCTAATTTCTTATTGTTTTTTTCTACGCATTTTCTTTGAAAACTAATAAATGATTAAGAAAACTATATTCTTTTTCAGCATCACACATTATTGATGAATGTTCTTTATATATTTTGGAATATTCTTCAAATGATTTGTTTTTGATTAGTTTAAAATGTGGTTCCATCATACTTTTAAATATATCTATGGGTACTATATATTCATTACTCGGTTTATCAAAATATGCTGTTCCAAATAATGATACTTCTAATTTCTTTCCAATAGGTTGTTTTATTGAACTATTTCCTGAATCATGTATTTTCATTTTAAATATTACTTGTTTATCACAATACCTCACTATTTCATTTTTACCATTTAGCATTTCTAATACTCTATTTCCATTTAGTATAGTCATAACAACAATTCCATTTTTCTTTATATTTTCTTTTAAATTTGTTATAAAGTTATTCAATACTTCTCTATTTCTAAAAAAGTAATGCGCTGCAAATTGTATATTTATTACATCAAACTTTTTTGAACCTACTAATTTTTTTACATTATACATATCATTTTCTACTTTTATGAATTCAATAAATTTAGGTAATGTATATTTTGGTTGTACTATATCTAACGCAACTACACTTTTTGTTTCTGCTTTTACGTATTTATTTATATCACCACCTGCTCCAAAACCAATGTCTAATACATTCATATTTTTCATATATTTGTTTATGATATATGTTTTTATTTCATTATGGAATGGTCTTATACATGACCTGAATACTCCTGTTTTGATGTCATTCAATGTTACCGGATTTCTTAAAGCATACCATACATCATTAAACGTTGTAATGAAATTTGCATTTTCTTTGTCTTTTCTTTCATACATTGGTTTCCATACGTTATTTATATATTGAAATTCTATTACAGAATTATCTCTGAATTTATCCCACGTGCTTTTATTTACTTCAATTATCCCTTTTTCATTATCTTCATACGCTTTATTTTTTTCAATAGTTCCTCTGTTATCTGTATAAAATGAACCCTTTTTATCTACACCTGAAAATGGGTAATGTCTGGAACGTCCATTATTATCTATACCTGTAACTTGTAATTCCATAAAATATTCACCATTTTTTGAATATTTTCTTACGTATAAATCTACTGTGTTATTTGGTTTCCATTTATAAATTTCATTGTTATAATACGGTTTTAATAATGGTGTAAATATTAATCCATCTAATTCGTATTTGAAATTTTTTTCTTTAGATTTCCATAATTCATATGCTAGAATTCCTAGATTATTCCCTGATTTATGAAACTGTGTTATTTTACTATTTTTTATTTTCATATATTTGTTGTTCATTTTAAAATAAAATGTCTTCGATTTTATCTTTAATGTTCCTTTGTAATTATTTATTACATTTCCCATAATTTCTAATCTCTGTACCAAAAATAAATTACGTACATCTTTTGTACTATTTACTAATATATCAAACGCATAAAACGTATTATCAAATAATTCTCCATCAATTATTGTATTATTTACATTCGATGAAATTCCAATAAATTTATATTCCTTTTTTCTGTTTATTATAAACATTAGTTTTTCATGGTTTATATATAAATGAAACCTTTCTCCATCTGCTTTATCTGTTACACTATACCCACATGATAGTATTCCTTCGTCAAATTTTTCTCGTATTAATGTACGTGGAAATGGTCCCACAAATTTATATGACTTTGTATTCAGAAGATTATTATAATTCAACCTTAAATTATTCTTCGTATATTTATACAAACAATCGCTTATCTTCGTTATTATCGGATTTATTATACTTTTATTCTTTGTATATATTTCTAATTCAACTTCGTATGATAGTCTTTCATTTTGTGTTTCAATGTTAAATTCTTCAACTGTTGTTAAATCTAATCTATAATTTTTATTTATTAAAGATTTTCTTTTTCTATTTCTTTGTATTTTTGTTATATAATGGTTATTATACATTTCTTTTGTAAATTTTGGTAATATCGTTTCTATTGATTCACTTAATTTAAATATTTTATCCATATATGCACGTTTTACACTTATTTTTGTCATAAAAGTTTCCCCTTTTTTATCAACCACTAATCTTAAACCATCTGGTACATTTACTGTTCCGTTTCCTTGTTTTATTTTATTTCCTATATAAACTGTACTTTCTTCGTATATATTTGGTTGAAATATATGATGTAATATATCAAATGTTAATTTTTGTTCATCTAAATTTCTTTCAGTGAATCTAAATCTAAATTCTACTTCATTTTCTAAATTACATGTCTTTAAATATTGTTCTACCATTTATTATATTTAATATTAATTTTCTTAA